GCATTTGGCCACGATTCCTTGGTTACAATTCGCTCTGTAATCATAGACGTTCCCTCGATGTCCCCAGTCATCAATAAATCTCCATTTGGTATTTCGACATCACCGGCGAAACTTTGAATGTTTGTCGTCACCATATGTTATTAATAGACAAAAGATTTCACCACACTTCCCGCTTGTGTGAGCGCATCAAGTTTTCCATCGGGGGCTGATGAAATGTACTCGACAAAAATATCATAATTGTAATTTACAATATCCGCAGAATACGGTTTGATAATGACCTCGGTTGGTGTCGTGACGACATTGGAACTCCAAGGATATTGGTTTGTACCACCGAATAGGTTCTTTGTTCCAACGGTAATGTCTAGGGATGATACACCCCCAGTTCTTTTCCCACCCTGAACTTCTAAAACCATTGTGTTTACATCCTCATCATCGCGCACCAATTGAGCTATAACTTTTGCATAAAATACATTGGATGCGAAGGTGAGTCCAACATTAGATGTTGTTATCGCATTCGAATAACTGTATCTTTTACACGCCGTGTACTCTGTATTCGTGACGAGTCCCCCAGAGATGAATACATTTGAGGCGTGAATATTTGAAGCAACCCCCAACCCGCCTGATACAATCACAGCCCCGGACCCCGACGATGTAGATTCTGTTGTATCTGAGACACCCACGAGACCGTGCACATCGAGCGTGTACGCAGGTTCGGTCGTTCCCAAACCAACTCTTGATGTTGATGTATCCACGTATATATTCGCAGTTCCAACTTCAAAGTTTTCACTCACACTTAAGTTATTTTGTACAACGATGTTACCCAACACATTGAGGTAGAAAATGTTACTATCTGGGAGTACGTGGTCATCTGTAAATGTATTTTGTGTATAGCCAATTGAGAATCGGTCCTCATCCCCGTGATGAATGAGGGCGATATTGTGTCCTGGATGCTCTATGATTATTCCCGCATCCAAATCGTGACTCGGGTTATTATTTGCGAGACCAAGGATACGGTCTTGGATAACAACATTATTTGACGATACTATATAGGAATTCCCTGTAACATACAGATTCCCTGTAATTTCTGTATCTGCGCTAATAATGATACTTCCATTGTCCCGACGAATAGACGAATCGACGAGGTAATGACCAGAGCCAACAATTGGTATGTAATCCGTCGTGAGACCAGCGACAGAGATATTTGAACCCACATTCACATTCCCAGTGGTCGTGAGACCTGTGACGTTAATGATATTCGATACAGTGTTCCCAGTATTCACAACCTGTGCAAGAGTTTGAAGTTTTGTGAGAAGGTTTACTGGGTCAATCTTATTTAATGTATTTTTACCCGCTGTACCATCTGTATACACATACGTGGGTGTTTCTGTGATAACATTCGCATTTGGGATAGCATTTGTACGACCGACACCTGTTACAGAAACAATACCTTGTGATGGGTGTGATTTCACCACGAGACCAACGTTTTGAATGAGATTGGGAACTCCATTATATACACCTACAGGGATAACATTTGAGAGACCCCCAGGTACTGTATTACTCACGTATACCGTTTCACCCTCTCCGAAACTATCGAGTGCTGCACCATCTGCACGCCCAAATGAGACGACCAGACCCTGTCCATTGAGCGCTAAATCTTGATACAAAATACCAATCGCAGGCATTTTTTGGGGGTCACGTGCATCCGCTCTATCAACGACAAATGTGTCGTTACCAACCGTTTTTGTCGCGTACACAACTTCACCTTTATTTAACGCCACATTCGCCTTTGCGTACAAAAATAAGTGATTCTGTTTTTGATTAACCCATTGTGTACCATCATATACAAGCATATCTTCATTGAGGGGTGTGGTTAACGTCACATTGTTCAATTGTCCAATATTGACTCCAACATTTGATGTGAGGTCGGTCGTAAACGCGGTCGTCGGATTTGTAAATTGAATTGTATTGGATGTTGCGTTTCCGTGGTCACTCACAACTTGGAGTGTAACATTTGCGAGATGTCCACCATCACCGTAGTATCTGGCCGCGTGTACATTTCCAGTGACCATAACATTTGAGGATGCGTACACATTCCCGGTCACATTCAACTCTTGAGCCACATCCACATTTGAGAGTGCGTAGACATTCCCACTCACATTTAACTCCCGAGACACATCTACATTGGAGAGCGCGTAGACATTCCCAGTCACATTCAATTCCTGTGCGACATCCACATTTGAAAGGGCGTAGACATTCCCAGTGACGTTCAACTCCTGCGCAACATCCACATTCGAGAGTGCATAGACAATCCCACTCACATTGAGGTCTTGAGCCACATCCACATTTGAGAGCGCGTACACATTCCCAGTCACATTCAACTCCTGTGCAACATCTACATTGGAGAGTGCATAGACATTCCCAGTGACGTTGAGTTCCCGTGCGACATCCACATTTGAAAGGGCGTAGACAATCCCACTCACATTGAGGTCTTGAGCCACATCCACATTCGAGAGCGCATACACATTCCCAGTCACATTCAACTCCTGAGACACATCTACATTGGAGAGCGCGTACACGTTGCCGGTCACATTCAACTCCCGAGACACATCGACATTGGAGAGGGCATATACGTTGCCGGTCACATTCAACTCCTGAGACACATCCACGTTGGAGAGTGCGTAGACATTCCCAGTCACATTCAACTCCTGTGCAACATCTACATTGGAGAGGGCATAGACAACCCCAGACACGTTAAGGTCTTGAGTGACGTCGACATTGGAGAGTGCATAGACAATTCCAGTGACGTTGAGGTCTTGAGTGACGTCAATATTGGAGAGTGCGTACACAACCCCAGTCACGTTGAGGTCTTGAGTGACGTCAACATTTGAGAGCGCGTAGACATTTCCAGTCACATTCAACTCCTGAGACACATCCACATTAGAGAGTGCATAGACATTCCCAGTTACATTCAACTCCTGAGACACGTCTACATTTGAAAGGGCGTAGACAATCCCACTCACATTGAGGTCTTGAGCCACATCCACATTAGAGAGCGCATAGACATTCCCAGTCACATTCAACTCTTGAGCCACATCCACATTTGAGGACGCATACACATTCCCACTCACATTCAATTCCTGAGACACATCCACATTGGAAAGTGCATAGACAACACCAGTCACATTAAGGTCTTGAGTGACGTCAACATTTGAGAGTGCATACACGTTGCCAGTGACGTTGAGTTCACGAGACACATCCACGTTGGAGAGCGCGTACACATTCCCAGTGACGTTCAACTCTTGAGACACATCCACATTTGAGAGTGCGTGAACAATCCCAGTTACATTCAATTCCTGTGCGACATCCACATTTGATAAAGCATACACATTCCCAGTCACATTGAGTTCCTGTGCAACATCAACATTGGAGAGTGCATACACGTTCCCAGTTACGTTGAGTTCCTGTGCAACATCCACATTGGAGAGGGCATAGACATTTCCAGTCACATTCAACTCCCGGGTCACATCCACATTCGAGAGTGCATAGACAACACCACTCACATTGAGGTCTTGAGTGACGTCAACATTCGAGAGTGCATACACATTTCCAGTCACCTCGATATTTCGCCCCACAGAAATATTGGCGGTTGTAATAAAACCAGTGGTTGGATTTGTAAATTGAACAACTTGTGTGGTACTATTTCCAACATCTGTGGCTTCTTGAAGTGTAATATCCGTCACCAAGTTTGAAAGTGTACCACCGTCACCAAAAAATCGTACAGCATATATGTCTACATCTGAAAGAATATCACCCGCAACGTGAAGTGTCTTTTCAGGTGTATTTGTACCAACACCCATACTACCATCCGTAAATAACGATACACCACTATTTGTAAATTGTACAGTGTGGGATGTTGTATTTCCAAATGATGTGACTCGTTCTAAATTTATATTCGAGAGCGTACCCCCGTCGCCATAAAAGTAAGACGCGTTCACATTCCCAGTGACGTCCACATTGGAGAGGGCGTACACATTCCCAGTGACGTTAAGTTGTTTGGATACATTCACATTTGAGAGTGCGTGGACATTTCCAGTGACGTTGAGTTCCCGAGACACATCCACATTTGAGGACGCATAGACATTCCCAGTGACGTTGAGTTCTTTGGAGACATCCACATTGGAGAGCGCGTACACATTCCCGGTCACGTTGAGTTGTTTGGTCACATCCACGTTTGAGAGGGCATAGACAACCCCCGTCACATTCAAATCCCGAGACACATTCACATTTGAGAGCGCATAGACATTCCCAGTGACGTTAAGTTGCTTGGAGACATCCACATTCGAGAGGGCGTACACATTCCCGGTCACGTTGAGTTGTTTGGACACATCCACATTGGAAAGCGCGTACACATTCCCAGTCACATTCAGTTGTTTGGACACATCCACATTCGAGAGGGCATACACATTCCCAGTAACGTTGAGTTCCCGAGATACATCCACATTGGAGAGGGCGTGAACATTCCCAGTGACGTTGAGTTCCCGAGACACATCCACATTCGAAAGCGCATAGACAACACCAGTCACGTTAAGGTCTTTGGACACATTCACATTGGAGAGTGCGTACACATTCCCGGTCACATTCAGTTGTTTGGACACATCCACATTGGAGAGCGCATACACATTTCCGGTGACGTTAAGTTCCCGAGACACATCTACATTCGAAAAGGCATAGACAATTCCAGTCACATTGAGGTCTTTGGAGACATCCACATTGGAGAGGGCGTACACATTCCCAGTGACGTTGAGTTCACGAGACACATCTACATTGGAGAGCGCGTACACATTCCCAGTCACGTTGAGTTCCCGAGACACGTCAATATTTGAGAGTGCATACACATTCCCGGTGACGTTCAACTCCTGCGCAACATCCACATTGGAGAGTGCGTACACATTCCCGGTAACGTTAAGTTCCTGTGCAACATCCACATTTGAGAGGGCATAGACAACACCACTCACATTGAGGTCCCGAGATACATCCACATTTGAGGACGCATATACATTCCCACTCACATTCAACTCCCGAGACACATCCACATTGGAGAGTGCGTAGATAGTGCCTGTGACGTCTAAAACATCTGAGACACTCACGGTATTGGCGTACAACCTCTCGTCAATCTTAGCGTCCCCGTGGACCACAAGAATATTTGACGCGGTATCATCAACATACACATTTGAACCAATATCTAGAGTATGTATAGGTGATGTATTCGCTATACCCACGTTTGAGTCTGTAAATAAAGAACCATATACGTGAACATTCAATGTGTTTGAGGAATCTGGTACAATATATCGCCCACTTGGGTCGCTTGTTGTATATGCGAGTACAAGTTCATCATCGTTCTCAATGTAACCCACAGCTACATTAGAATCTGGGCGCGCCATCACAACCCCCAAATCAAATACAAAGTCATCATCTGTATTGTTTTCACCGAGAACAATGATAGGGTCTTTAATCGATAAGTTTTCTGAGTGTACCAACGTCGTTGTTCCCCGAACGGCGAGATTACCTTCTATAAATACATCACGTTGTAAGGATACGTTACCCAATACTGTGAGTACATTTGATGCGGTATCATCAAAGTACACATTTGAACCAACATCAAGTGTGTGTATCGGAGAGGTATTCGCGATACCAACATTGGAAATCGTCGTAAACGCAGTTGTTGTATTTATAAACTCAACCACGTTGTTTGTTGTAAGTCCATAATCAGTCACATCTTGGAGTGTTTGGTTATCCGCACTTATACCAGCATCCACAATTTCCTTTGTGACTGTGTTATATACCAATGTATTGGATAGAACACTCGTGTCGTAACGAATAGGCGCTACATAAAACCCACTAATCGGTGCTTCTACAACTGAATTTGATGCATTGATTAATACCGTATTTATAGCCTGTTCGTCTGGAACATTCTTACCAACCCGTATCCTTTCAGATCTTTCGATCGTATTCAGGTTCTTCGGCATTTATATAATAGGTCATTTTATTTTAACACAATGTAGTCCATCCAGTTCTTTTGTATCCCCAGAATGTATCTGTTTCCGTATCGTATACAATAAGACCTGGTTCTGGTTTTTTTATGATATCTGTACCTACTACACGAGGAACCAATAAACCGCGTGTCGTTGAATCAACGGCTAAAGCTGCTGATGGATGTGGGGTGCTTGACCCGACCGTGAGACATCCATTTCCGTCAAGGGTCATAGAGTTTTCAAGTAGACCATTGGGTCTCTTTGTCTTGAATACAAGACCACCTGGTCGTCCCGATGTTGTTCCATTATTTGCTTTTATGTACGCATTGATTTGAGCGAGTTCATTAATCTTAATTCCATTGACTTCCCCAATTTCAGACACAATATTTGGTGCACTATAGATTGAAATTCTCGAAGTTGGGTCGGTTGTCCCAATACCTATATTACCAGATGTCGTTAATGACGTTATTACATTTGATAATTGTAAAGTTGTTACAGTATTGCTTTCATACGACATAATATCTTGGAGAGAACGGGGTAAGATGCTTTCCACGTGTGTAAGTCGTGCGTCAATTGGTGGGATTTCATTTTGAATTGTGTGTACATTTGACTCGGTAGAATGTATTGTAGAAACGAGTGCCTCAAGTGGTTCAAATCTTGGAATGTGGGTTTCGAGAATATCCACCCGTGGAACCTGGTCCTCTAAAGTCTTCACACGCGCTGGGAGTACTTCGAGTGCGTGTACACGAGGTTCCACCTGCGCAACCTTGCGTGTGAGTGGTTTTAAGACGTCCACGTGCTGTTCTAATTGCGCAACTTTGGGTGTGAGTGGTTCAAGCGCCTCAATACGTGGTACATACGTTTCTAATCTCCCAATTCTTGGTACGTGTGCTTCAAGGTTCTTAATTCTTGGTATGTATGTTTCAAGACGCTCCGTTGCAGTTTCCAATGTATGTACACGTGGTAAGTTTTGTTCTATGCGGAGTATCCGTCCAACATTATTTTCAATGATGGGCACGTATGTATTGAGCTTTCTCACGTCACTATCCGATTGAATTATAATGGGTATGTACGCGCCAATCTTCTGGGTATCTTTGGTCAATCTCGCAATGTCTTGAGAATGTGTATCAATCACATTTGGAATGTATTCAAGTTTTGAAAATCTGGATTCAAACTTCTCCGTCTGTGTAACTCTAGGTTCTAGGGCATTTAGGGCGTACTCTAACGAATCACACCTGGTGATAATATGTGGAATATGGTGTACATCTGTAACTTTAGAGGTCAATGTAGTACCCAACTGTTCGAGTGTCTCAATTCTAGAGACATTTGATTTCAAATCAGATTCTTGGGCCACCCCATACAATCGTCGTCCATCTCCGATAAACTCATAGGCGACGACCGAACGTGAGGCACGCACTATACCATCTATATGGAGTTCTGAACCGACATTCACATTTCCTTGGGTGGTCACAGACGCGACTGTTAAATTATTTGACGTGATATCCCCAATTTGACCAAGTGTGAGACCTGTGAGATGACGTCCATCCCCGTGATACTGGTGCGCGTGAATATCCTCCGTGACGCGTAGATGAGGCATTACATACCCCAATTGGTCGTACGTGACGTTTGAAAGGAGACCACCATCACCAAAATAGGATTTGCTGTGTAATGCACCATCAATGGTGACGTTGAGAGGAGTGTCCGAGCGAAACGTGAGGTCACCATCATACTCGAGAGACACCGCGTTGCGACCCTTGACCATTTTGATTGAGGCACGGTCGTGGGCGTCAGAGTTGGAATCACCAACCACAAACTCGGGATTGTCTATATAGTAGGTGTTGATTGTGGTCACATTGACCACGTCCAATTGTTCAACTTCAAGGTGTTTAAAACGTGTTTTTACATTTGACGAAGACCCTAATTCAGTAATACTTTGGAGGGACAAATCATTTCCAAACACAACTTCTTTTGTCTCTGGGCTATACATAAGTACATTCGATGAGACACCGTGTCTCATTGGCGACACATAGAAACCCGGGGATTCTATGTGTGGTATCTCAGTTTTACCCGCGTTCAAAACGATTGTATGTTCAGGTTGATTTTCCGAAGTATGTCGACCAAGTCGTATCTTCTCCGTCAGATGGAAAGTATTGATGTTTTTCACCATTTATATATTAATGTATTTTAATTTGCGTACACAAGCCCAGCCATACCATTTTCTATCCTGAGAATGTTATAGTTTACGGCGTAAATTGGATTTACAATGGGTAATGATTCACTTTGTATCTTTGCAGAGTCTATACGGCTAAAATTGAGAGACCCCGAGGGTTGATGAAGACTTGATGTTAAACAGAATGCGTGAAAGAATATATCTGGAGACGTCACAAAGTTTGTATGATAGTAGTGGGACACGTCAACAAAGTGGGTCTTTGCCCATTTATATTTACAAATATCCATACCATTGATACTCAACTTAATACGGTTACCCACAGCCGTGAGTGCGCTTTGTGAAGCTGTATTAGAACTCGCAATGTACTTGACTGGATGATTAAAATTCAACTCCTGCACAAGCTCGTGTGATGGAATATTCTTTTGGACTTGGAATATGAGCATATCATTTGCGCGAGATGCGATGTTCCCCCGTTCCTCGTTATCAACATAGTAATAGTTTGAATAGGCTTCCCAGTTATAGTCTGCGGCATTTGGACCCCAACGGATTCTAAGTTCCACATCGTGATACTGAAGGGCAACCAAAGGTATCGCAGATTGTGCATTTTCACAGAAAAAGAATCGAAATGGATAGAAATAAGACCTTGAACTTAACCCTGGGTGGGGTCCATTTGAACTTTTTGAAACATTCTGTGCGAACGTATCAATCGCAATCGTTTCACAAAAGAGTGAATCTTGTTCATCTATCACCTGTCCACCAATCAAAAGTTGTACACTGTCGATATACTGCGACCAATCTTGGATGTCTACACACTCTGTACCATCATCTGGGACCAAGAAGGTGTACCCCAAAAGGTCGCCACTTCTCTCAACTCGAATGGTTGATAAAGAATTATTTTTCACAGCTCCATAGAGTGTATGTTTTTCAATGGACTGTGAAAAATTTGAATGTCTTTTAAATGACGAATTAAAAAACGATATCTCAGGGTTTCCTGTAATATGTTCATCCTGAGCGCCAATCGCCACTAACTGAACAATACCCGAAGACATAGTATACTACTTTAAAGGGAGAAAATTACAAATTAGGTTTTCTACACACAAATCTAAGAACGAGGAAATTATTGGCGTTATCATCCGATGGTTTAATTGTGGCGCCATTTTGATCACGAATCGTTACACTGAGACGGTCGACTCGCCTGATTGGGTCTATATATTGGGTGGCGATTGTGTAATTGTCTTTGAAAGTAATGAGGGCATTACCATCAGTCACAAGACTCGCGAATGAACCTCGAATCATACTCATAGATGCTTGACCCGTGAGAACATTGGATGCTCGGTCAGAAAAAATGGAATCTAATTCCTCAATCGAAACATAGCAATGTTTGGTGGATACATTAGAATTGATATGCGCCGCGAGGAGTCTGGCCTGAACAACATTGCGAAGTGGTTGTTGGAGATGGCACGTAAAAGTATTCGCACTGTCTTGACCAATGGTATCGACAGTTATGGTGTGATACTCGTAATCGAGGTCTGGGATAGTTTGGGGGGAAGTCACCAAAGCCATTTATATTACTTTAGATTAAAGATCCGCCGATTCCATCTTCAATTTCATACGCCGCGTGGTCGGCGACGAGTTCTTGGGCACCACAGAGGCCACCTGGAGTCAAGCTCTTGGTGTACGCGCTACCCTCACTGGTGTGTCCAGGGGCACATTCCAACTTGTTCTCGAGATCAAAGATGGACTTTTCACTGACCGCCTTCACAGTGATGTGTCTGGGCTGGTATCGACTGGTCTTCTTGATAGCACCAAGAATGTAAATCAATACAATCAAACCAAAGATGGACATAACGGCATTTCGGTTGGCTTTGTTGAGGGTAAACATTTATAATGTATACATATAATTTTTTTTAAAGTGCGTTAAAGGTAATTGAATAGTTTCCTTATAAAGAGTAGATGGACGAAGAAATAGTCATTGATCGTGGAAATACTACTGTGATGAAATTAGACGCCGACGAACAGGCGCTGATGGATGAGATTGAAATATCAACACCACGCCCAAAACCCGTGCCCCGACCCGTGCAACAAAGTCACAGACCACGTCCTCCTGTGCACCAAGAAGCTATGGATGCTTTTGTAAATCCAAACAAACAAACTGCCCCCAGTCAGCCCCAACAGGAACAGGAAATTGATTATGGTGATGACGACGACGAACCAATGTTTTTTGATGATGAGGGACCAGGCCCCCAAGAGGAGATGCCCTCCAAGGGGTACTCGTCTATTGATGAAGAGAAGGCGGACCTCATTAATAAATTGGGACGCCTTGAGAAGAAGGGGTTTGCGGTGAACAAGAGACTCACGGCGTACTCCAATGTTGAAGAATTGAGAACTGAGGTCAAGCGTATCACCTATAGCATCGATGTCGAACAATCGATACGATTTTCAAGACGAATGTTGGTGGCCTGTGTGACTGGCCTTGAGTTCCTTAACAAACGCTACAATCCATTTGAGATTCAACTTGAGGGTTGGTCTGAGTCTGTGATGGAGAATGTGGATGACTACGATGGCGTCTTTGAGGAGCTCTACGTCAAGTACCGCTCGAAGGTCAATGTGGCGCCAGAAGTCAAGCTCATTATGATGTTGGGTGGTTCAGCGATGATGTTCCACTTGACCAACAGTATGTTCAAATCTGTGATGCCCAATATGAATGATGTACTCAAGCAGAACCCAGACCTCGTGAACAATATGATGCAAGCGATGCAGAATACGACACGTGCGCCATCTGGTCCAGCGGATACAGCCCCTGTGGGAGGCACGGGTCAGTATGAGATGCAGGGACCTGGGATTGATATCTCAAGCCTTATGGGTGGTGTGATGATGCCCCCACCACCCCCAATGAACACCACACCACGAATGGCGGTGGAGGAGGATGACGATGATATTTCAGACATCGTGTCCATATCAGGTGAATCGACGGGTGGTGAAGTCAAGGAGGTGAATGTCGATGCCTCGAAGTCCAAGCGTGGTCGCAAGAAGAAGAAGACAGAAATTAATCTCTAAGTACAATATAAATGATAGGTTATTGTCCTCTGGAGGAACTGGAACCTCCTGTAAGACAACAGGTTCCAGTCGGTGCTCCAAAGACCGAGACCGAGACCAAACCACCAATGGGTCTCGAAGAAACTGAATGTAATTACGTCGTGATGGCTTTCATTGTCGGCGTTCTCTTCCTAGCCGTCTCTGATTCCATCAGGGCGTAAGTGTTTACTCTAATTCTACCTTTGGGTTTTCCCCGAGAGGTAAAGTTATCTAATATGTGAATGTTGAGCGTATGATAGTACCACTCTTTATAGATTCAAGTCCACCACCATTTGAGGTCATTACATCAACGACGAGGTCATATTTGTATGTTCGTGTACCACCTGTATCATATGGTGAAATGGTGACGGTTGTTTCTGTTGTGGTGACTGTGGGACTCCAAGGGTAAAAGTTTGACCCACCAAATATACTCTTCGTACCAACAGCGATGGGTACAGTGGATAAGGACCCGTCATCTGTACCCCCTTGAACATCAAGAATCATTGTACTTGAATCCACAACTGTGGCGCCATCTGTACGCCTTAAAATACCAAAAATCTTAGCATAAAATGACGGTTGTCTAAATGTAAATGTTATAGTTTTGTCGTTGAATCCCGTGATAGTGACTGCGTTTGAATATTTTTTACACGCCACCTGGTCAGAGTTTGTAATAATACCACCATTCACGTGAAGAGATGTATTTGCCGTCTCATCACCGAGACCAATAGCGACCTGGTCACCCAAATCAATAGCGCCATCGACGGTCAAATCTCCCGTGATTTCGAGATCACTTTGAACAAATGTTGTACTGGACTGTGGTTGAATATAGACATTACCGGTTGTACTCGACATAATGTTAGACGTCCCCCCAGTTGTTTTGAGTTCTATGAGCACATTACTTGTGGAATGTTCAATTCTTGGAGTCCCGTTATAGAGGTGAAATCGTGTCGCGGGTGTCGCTGTGCCTATACCCACATTACTCGTGTGAATCATATGAATACAATTCGTCATCGTACTGTTATTCGACACACCCATCACGAGACCTGTCGTACTATTCGTGGAATTACTGAAGCCTCGAATGTATCCACCTTCTCCATCATTGGTATATATGAGCATACCAGTCTCTTTGTTGGTCCCAGGGCTCTCGAGTTTTAGAAGATTCACACTATCCGTGGATGCACTGTATATGTGTACATTTGCTCCCACAGTTGAAGTACCAATACCCAAATTACCTGTAGAATCAAATCGAGCAAATTCAAAATCATCATCACCAGTAACCTCGTGTACAAATGTAAGTGGACGTCGTGATGTACCATTGAGAAGATTTCTAATTTTATTAATAGAATCTAAACCCTCCGTCGTTGAAAGTGCAAAACCAGACAACTTAAACGCACCCCCGGCGCCAAACTCAATATCACCATTCACGACTAATTTGGTATTTGCACCTTTACCAGTTGCATCGGACCGCTGTCCACCGACAACGACTATACCGATATCCGTAATAACAAGTGGTTTATCTATTTCAGCATCTTTTGCGGTAAGAATGGTTCCAAAATCTTCACCTGAACTTGTGTATGTTTGGAATACGTGTTCTGCCGCGATGTGTCGGATTCTATCTGGACCCTGGTCGACCGATGACGCATCATTACCCTTAAAGAGTAATAGTTCATTTTTTGTATATTCTGAGTCATATCGGCGCTCTTCGATGTGTGTATTCCCAAAGTCGTCTCCACTGAGACCAAAAAATGAAAGTTTATTTCCGATGACTACATTCCCTAAAACTTCGAGTTTGGCCCGAGGAATATCTGTACCTAAACCCACATTACGTGTTACATTATCTATGAATAAACCAACACTTCCAGAATCATATACTCTATATGGACTTTGTGTAATTCTATAATCACCATTACCCGTAACACCGGTCGACCAACCTGCGACGGGTATATCTCCATCGGCTTGAATATAGGATGTAAATGCATTCCCAAGATTTACATCCGTTTGCATCGATACGATAGCATCACCTCCCACGTGATTATGCACAAGAAGACCATTCTCTTGAGGATTCGCAATACCCGTCGAGTACACCTCTAAATGTGCAGCTGGTTGGGTTGTACCAATACCCACACGACCATCACTTTTTAAAGACATCACATACCTTTCATCTGTGTACGTTTCATCGGCGAGGTATATATCAAGCTTGGACTTGGACTTTCCAGATGCTATATCGTGTTTAGACATTTTGAATGTCGCTCGAACACCATCACGAAATTCATTACCATCCCCTGTAAGATGTAACACAGTCAGGGAATCTGTAGTACTTACAATTGGATTTGTATTCGTCACAACGAGAGGTGAACCCAAATGGTTATAGCCATTACTGTACGTCACCGGGGTATTGATGAACACAGTTCCACCGGACGTGTGAAGACGCCCCACCGGTGTAGATGTCCCAATGCCCACATTACTTGATTCTAGAATGGTCATCTTTGGTGTACCCATTGTGGCTGTTCTACTCGCGTAAAAATTGAGACCTTTACCCGGGGCCACAATGTTTTCAATTCTATTTTCACCACCTGTGGTACTCGACAATACACGCATTGATGTATTTCCGGTTGAACCCCAAATATTACCATATACAGATGCATTGCTTCCAATCACATAGATATTACCCGCAACTGTAAGTTTTTCCGTTGGACTTGTATTTGATATACCAACATTACCACCAGATGCAATGCGCATTCTCTCCACATTTTTGGTCTTAAATCGAATATTTTGGTGCGTATTGGATGTACTCGCCCCATAGACTTCTATACTGCTCACATTTGATGTCGTGGGTCCAGATTTGAGTGTAAGTACATTAGACGTACTGTCTCCACCAAATCTATCACCGTGAATTGTAATGTTTGAACTTGAAAAGACCAAATCCGTCACAAGACTTGTTGTCGCGGTGTTCCCCACAACCGTCAACGTATTTGCCGTGCTCAGATTTGCAAATATTTTGGACCCTATGGAGAGTGTATCCGTTGGGGATGTATTCGCGACACCCGACGGTGCGGTACCAGTGGTACGTAAACCATTCATTTGAACATTACTACTAATCACAACTGGATTTACAGATAAAGGTTCCAAAGAGAGTAAGTTTCCAACGGTGATACCACCCGAGCCAACCGCGAGTTTGTTCACGTAGACATTACCAGTGGTATGCATCACATTTGAGCCAGTATCGTCAAAATATACATTTGAACCTAAAGCCAATGTGTGATTTGGAGATGTATTTGCTATACCTACACGACCCTCGGTATACAATTCACCATACACGTGAAGGTTCATTGTATTCGAGGTATCGACTGTAAATGTTTGGGTCTCAGGTCCACCGAATGTTCTTCCCAAGACAAATTCATTATCTGCGTGAATATAGCCAGCAATGATATTTGAACGTGATGGGTCATCCACCATAAGTACACCAGTGTCGTATAATCCATCATTACCCGTACCCATCTGAATAACGGCATTTGATACCACAAGATTATTCACAGCTGTATATGTTATACCTTGTGTTACAGACAAGTTACCATATATATTCATACCCCCATAAATCTGGAGAAACCCACCATCCACAACAACATTTCCGTTTCTAAATACCGCCACATTACTTCCACTTACAGCCTCTGAACCAACGACGAGATGTTTACCCACGTGTACATTCGTGGAGTATGTATTTCCAGTCACACTCAAGATATTTGAAGCTGTGGCGTTTGCTGTAAGCCTTGACCCAACCCTAAATACATTTGACGTGTGTAAGTTTCTTGAAAATGTATTTCCATTCACGGTCACCAAACTTTCAGCATCTGGATTTGTATCGACAATGAACCTGTCCTCTCCAGATGTTCGAATTTCAAGTGTTCGCGTTGGATTTGTCGTACCAATACCAATCTTATCATCTGCAAAAAGACGCGCCGTTCGGATACTCTTCTTTACATCTAAAATGATTTCCTCACCATTCGTGATGAACAAATCTGTACCTACAGACACATTTGTTGTCGGATTCGTATTCGCGATACCTAAACGCTGGACAACAAGTTCGTCTGCCTCAATCTCAGAAGTAATAATACTTCTGACACTGGTGAGAACATCCTGTTCTAATGGGTCTGCGTCGAGTGAAGACACATAAATTTGGTCAAAACGTACGGTCCGTCCCATTTATATTAGTTACCGAATAAAATTCCAGCTAAACCATCACGGATTCGGAGTACATTATAATTGACCGCGTACACATAAAGGGGTTGATCGGCTGGTCTGAGTGAACCCTTTTCACACCCACGAAGTATGAGCTTGGCGTTATCTAAGCGACTAAAGTTACACGTCCCGGATGGGTTATAACCTGACGCTTTCGCACAGAAGTGGTATGCAAAAAATCGTGTATAGAAAATGACGTCTGTGGGGTACTGGTATTCAATAACACCGTGTTCAGAATTGTAATAGTTTTGTACAACGTGAAAGTACAATGGAGACATATTCTCTAATAAGGGTGTCCCATTGAGATGTATATCTGCATTTTTAAACGTAAAACGGTCATTTGGGGCATCATCCGTTGTTGTTCCAAATCCAAAAAATAATGACTTGACTGGATGATTAAATATAGACAAATCTACATCATTCTGTCCACCAGATTCAATTTTATTATCTGATACCGTGTTCAGAGGAAATTCGGCGCGTTGTACTTGGGTGATAACAAAATCCATATGACGCTTGGCCATAGATTCTCGCTCATCCGTGTCCAAATAAATATAGTTACCATACACTTTTATGTGTTTATCGGCGTCCAATATTCCTTCAAATTGGGTGAGGTCAAAATTAATCTTTATTTCAACTTGGTGGTGCTGAAGAGACACGAGAGGTAGGAATCCCCCGTGGTCACAAAAAAAGAAATGGAAGGGAAGAAATCCCGGTGCACCACCCGGGTTGTGTTTATTTGTAAAGTTCAAAGATTTTGTGTTTGTATCCGCGAGGTAATTTGGCCATATTTCGCTATAATAATCATAGTGTTGTGAATCAACTTTTTGACCCCCAATATAAAGGTCAACGGTGGAATTGTAGAATAAGTTGGATGCGACCACATTACCTTCACACCACAGTCCATTTATAACATCACCCAAAACAGGAATAGTAATGTGTGGGTCTTTATCACTAATAGTTTTGATAAACTTGGGGGCTTGGGAAAAATTCGTATGCCGAGTAAACTTCATACGAAAGAAAGAATGTCCCTCATCACTATTCAAGTAAACATCCTGTACACCCTTTGAAACAAGTTGTATTAATGCACCAGACATATATGTATTATTCAGATTATAAAAATAGACACTTTCCCTGAGGGAAGTCTGGTTTTTCTTCGATATCCGGTTTGCCGTGTATCTTGAAACCACCTTGGCGATACACCTTCATTCTCTTGTAATACATAGCCGTAAAGATAGACCAGGGGTCGTGGACATCATAGATGTGGGGATTGTTCTTTTTTCCCTTGGTCTCTCGCATAATACGTCCAATACTTTGTACAATATCAGACTTTGGCGACGCCAGAATAACTGTATCCAGAGTTGGTATATCAAGGCCTTCGTGGGCTTGACTGAACGTCGCGAAGATGATTTTCTTTTGGGAAGACGCCTGGAGGTCTGCCTCCTTCATACCACCCATATAGAGGCCCGAGGTCTTTGGGAAACACTGGTGAAGCATCTCACAATGCCACCTCCGGTCACTGAGTACGAGGAGTTGTCGTGTCCCCGCGGACGCTTTTTTGACCAGTTCCACAAGCATTTGGTTTCTCTTTCTGTCCTCGACAACCTCTGTGACCATATTGGGCATAGAGAGTTTCCCATTTCGCGTACACGGTGGGGCATTTCTATAGTTCTGGGACTCGTATACAATTGGAAATACCTCCACCTGTTCTTGGTTCTTTCTCTCCACTGCAAAGAATGTTGGACCCATAAACCAATGCAACACCTTCGTGAGACCATCCTTTCGCTCAGGAGTTGCCGAGAGACCAAAGATATGCTTGGGACACATCTTGAACAGGGACTGGGAGAACACTTTTGCACATATGTGGTGCGCCTCATCGACAATGAGTGTACCTATCGAGTCGAAATCACT